ATTACCAGTTTTCACTAAACTAATTCGACTCATAATATCACTAGCAAAAGATTTAAGGTTGCGTAATGTTTCATTATTTGGCCAAGCAAATCTGATGTCAGTTCTTCCGATTAATATGTTGGTTCCAACTATGTAACACTCATAAGAATAATCTTGACTTGATGCAGGTTTTACAACCTGAATCACTCCAAAAACATTTCGAATGATAGCAAGCTGTTGTTGAAAGACACCTGATGCACTGAAGGAACTCTTGATAACGAAACACATATTATCACTTCCGATCATTTCACAAAGAGTCAAAAGATTACTTGTAATCTTAATATTGTCATTGAAATCAGGCAACATCTCCACATCACACACAAGTATGTGTAGACATTTACCTCCAAATGTTTGTGTTGCTTCTAACCTTAACACCTCAATTGTGTCAACATCTCTTAAATCAGCTTTGTTTTGTCTAACATTGGCAAACTTAATTCGTTGCTGTGTCGTCAAGGGAAGATCCTCACAGTCAGGTACCACAAATGATTCGGGACTAATATCTTTTGGAAGGGTATTGAAGACAACATCACATGATTTAAAGTTTGTAACCATATACCTTGTGAACCCGCCAAACATATCCCCACAACACACTATTGAACCTTCACTCATTTTGTCAATTGAACTCAATGTTGAAACAATTTCATGGATTTTGGCAGGTGCTGATGTGCTGTATCCAAAAACACGGAGAGCTTGTGATCCACATAATTGATGAGGGATAGTTTTCTTTTCTGGTAGAGTTGCTTTGTAGGTGTTTTCATCCAATAATGTCATCATTGAGTCCAGAGGTCTAGTATCTCTATTATAATTTATTAAGGAAGAAGTATGGTAAGCCCTTTGTGTTATTCTCCTGAAGATTGATTTTGATGGTTTGATCCTAGATGGTCCTGGATGTAGACTATACAACTCTGCATACTCATGATGGTGATAATCACGGACAATTGTATCTGCTTGATCTAGACGGACAAATGAGACAGAATAAGTTGATGATTGTAGGAGAGGAAAATCATTTTTGAAACAATTTATCATGTCAGTCAACAGTATGGGTGTTATTTGGATTGTTTGAAGTTTTTCCATGATGCGCCTAATATCTTGATCCTTAATGGCACCAAAATGAAGAATTGTGGTTAATAAGGATCCACGTTGAGTGGTGACTTGAAAGACATGCTGTTGATTTTCCTTATTCACATTCTCAAGGAAGACATTGAACGGGCATGGGAGAACATGATCTAGCGTTACAAAGACATGATAGTTCTCACGAATAAAGGTTAACCCTTGATTTCTCAGTCGATGAAGAAATCCATTTCCTTCTGATGTTCCGCACCACTCTCTAAGGATTCTCCACCCTATCATTGAAATTTCATCTTCATGCCGTTCTTGTAGTTCTTCAGTAGTCAGAAAGTCAACGACATGAATTGTATGGTGGGACTTGAGAAGTCTACCTTTTGTTATACTCATGTCTTGTTGGAGACGGAGGTTGAAGTAATCAATTAACCTCCGATGGATCTCAGTACTTGTCTGTGGTAAGGCTAATGAAACATGCCTTAGGATCTGTCGAATTGGAGTCTTTATTATCTCCCAGTATCCTGAATCAAAAATGTATTGACTTATTCCTGAGAATGGAAATAGTGTGTATTTCAAATCTGACAGCCGAGTTTCCTGGTGATGTCTTAAACAGTGTGGATATCTTTGAAATACAAATTGGGTAAAGGTATCATATAATGCTTCTAGAAGAATGTTTGTGGGAAGACGTTTCAACTCTGTCATTCCTATGGTTTGGATTTTCTGCAAAGCTTTAATGGCAACCAATTTATCCTCAGGAATGTGCAGATCAGGTTGAGTGGTTCCAACACCCCTGGACCCACGGGATGTTTCACGAATGAGCTCATGAGCAATGGTGCGGAAGGCTAACAATTGTCCTTCAGCTCCTAAATCATATAGGTTGACTCTTAATTGTTCTACTATCGATTGGAGTTTCAGATTAATTTGCTCATATAACTTCTCCCGTTGGAGGTCAGTAAAACCAACATATGGGTTTGCTGAGATACCCATATTTAGTAATTTTGGATATCTCATCCATTCAAGGGGGATATCATCAATAGCTTTGAGGCAGTGAGGACAATCTTTTCTTAAACGAACCCACAATGTTACCTGATTCGGGATTGCTTGCCACGCGTTAAACTCTGTGGCATAAAGTGCTGAAGACATTTCAAAAGCTAGAAGACTTCCAAAGTTAATTGTCCAGTCGCCATGAAGACTCCTTAATCCTCTATCAGTAGATGTTTTGTGTCCGATATAGGAAGTTCGAGTTGGGAGTTCATTAGGGCCAACGATGGGTGACCAATGATTAGCCGGAACACGATGTGAGATTGATCCGGAGATATATTTCCAACAACACTCTAGCAAAACTTTTCCATCCAATCCACTAATATCATGGAGATTTGCTGATACATACTCCATAACAGTTGGTCCTAATTTGTTCAGTAAGGGCGCAACTTTGAGAATTTTCTCAATACGTTCCAATCCCGGTGAAGTTCCTGTAATGGTGATGGGAGGTGGTAAAACTTTCAAATCCGTATGCATTCCAAGATACATTTCTTCTGGACCATGGGAGTAACAGATGTTTGCAAACTGTGGAGTCGGGTGGACCCAGAGAGTGAATGTGTCTTGAACTAATCCTGACAATTTAAGTTCCTCCTGGGTTGGGAGTAGAATTTGCAATTGATCCACCGGGCAGGGATATGTGATACCAATAATCTCTTTATTCCAGAGATAATTCCTCATAAGTTCACTAATTTGAGTTGGACATTGTGTAGGAAGACCAAATTCGAGGAGTTCACAAATCTTCTGATCGGGAAGCAGAAGGATATCCTGTTTTAATACTCTATTGATCCATTTAAGTCTTCTTAAATCTTGGATTCGAGCTAACCTTAGTAATCTATAAGCCCTTCCTCTATAAGCTTGTCTCAGTGGAACCAACATGGATCTTGCGGAACTAAACTTCTGAACAAACTCATCTAACAATCCCGCTGCACTAGTTTCATATAGTACACTAAAGGCTTTGGCTGGAATCACATTTGATGAATAGAGCCGCTCAATAAAGTCCTTAGTTTTCTGGCGGCTTGCAGCAACAATAACCTTTTTGAAGTCTACATTTCTAACAATCTTTGGAAGACACTCTCTGATCTGTTGTTGTAATACCTTAAATCCTCCAGTTGGAGCACGATTAGGTAGTGAATAACAATTTGCAGCTAATGAATTATAGTTCTTACTTGGTCTAAGTGTACAAGCAACAGCATGCTGAAGGATTTCAAACAGTTCAGGGTACCTCTTACGAAGAAATACATACAAGCTAATCCAGACTGTTTCCAAGTCAGAATCACCCTTGGCCAGACAACGAATATATGGAAGAACTGGAGATCCTCCAAAATTGGATGGAAACAAGAACCAACATATTTTCTGGTTCATTGTTAATTCCATAAACTTATCATCATAGTAATACAAATACCGTAATGTGTTGATTATAGCTAACAGATATAAGTATCTATGATTAACACTATATGACATTGTTGAGATAGCCTCACTAAATACACCTTTAATATATTCTAATGGCAAGTCACCCATTAAGTTTGCCATCCCATGGATTTTGCAACCCTTCTTGAGAGTAGCTGATTGCCATGCACGATCTACTAAGTAGATCTTTCCGAATCCTAGTAATGTTTGACTAGTATAGGACTCCTCAATTTTCAAATTAAATCCAAACTCTTGATATGACTCCTTGAATGTTGTGAAGAGTTTTTGGATGTAACCTGGCAGCTCTTCCTCACTAACCCATTCCTTTGGAACTAACAAAACAACTCTTAAATCATCACCATTAACCATCATATAAGTTTGACAACCTGTCTGCAATGAAATTCGAGACGCAACAGCTTCATATATCCAGGTCCAGGACTTCTGGGATAACCCCTCAATACCTCCATGTTGTCCATCCCATGCATAATCCCATGCTTGATCTGAACAGAAAAACCTAGAGAGCTCATAGATATCCATAAAACTCTTATAATTGTTACAACCAAATACCTTATCAAAGAAAAATTCACCAATTGGTTCACAAAATGCTCGTCTAAATGCATTATTCCAGCCTTCTATATCAATACTAATAATTAGGATATGATGATTCACATTATCCTGTTGCAGTCCTGTTAAGGTATACATCTTCCTGAACTTTTGTAGTTCGGTGAGAGTCATAGCTTGACTAATGTTGTATCTTTTCATTAACTCAGCAATATTTTGTTCTAATATACATCTCCTAGCTCTTTCAACATAAGGACTTGCACCAAAGAACCGCCCATCAATCTTCAGCTCGCGCTCTTTTTGTGTCAACTTGATTGTTGCGTACTCCAGGATTCTAGGACTCCGTTGGGCATACTCTATCAAATACTTATGAACATCCCTCCTCGGATCTTGGGTAAGAAGAAAAGCAAGTAATGTGCGCTTTTCTTCTTCAGACAAATTAGCGGATTTATTTTGAAAGATGTATTTCCGCTTTGGTGCAAGTGCAGTATCCTTAAGGTAGACAAATTGTGATTCTAATTCATCAAATTCAATTAACTGTGTTAATTCAATTTCAGTAAAANNCCATTTACTTCTAAGAATACAATGTTGTAACCCTTTATGACAAGTATGTTTTATGTCAACAAGAGGCCATCGATTATGACGGTCAAAGTATGTTTGACATAAATTGAACTTCATAACTGATAATAATTCTATCACTTTTTCTCTTGAAACAGGATTTTTCTTAGTGACAC